GGACACCGTCAACGCCCCGTCACACACCACAGCGAGCCTGTGCTCGCCCCTCGGAATACGGAGAGCATCCGCGTAAATCAGCAACCCGACCTCGTACCCGTCGGGTCCGAGTGGGCGGCCGTCGGCGACATCGAGCAGCAACGAGTCTGCGGATCCTGTCCAACGAACGCGAGCACCGTCGAGCTGCACATCGAGCACCGTCACCCGTGAAGTCACCGTGAGCACCGGCGCCACCATGCCAGTGCCCTCGTTCGAGACAAGGACGCTAGGTCCGACCACCGGATAATTCACGCTTGGCCCGTACTTCAACGGGTCAGGGCACGAGATGATCAGTGCGAACTTCGTACGCTTCTCCGACAGGTGCTCGATTCCCGGCGCCGCCGCGATGAACCCGGTCACGTGCCGCGGACCAGCAGAGTCATCGACAGTCACAATGACTGCCTCCCCCACCAGCGCCGCGACTTGGTCCCGAAATCGTGCCGTCGACAAGGTTGAACCGGCACCAAGCCCGGACGCTTGGAACGCCCGGATCGTCAGCACGCGGTTGCGGAGGTACACAGCCTCAGGCCAGTACGTTCCATTCATATGCGGAAGGTCCGGCTGCTCCTGCTCCCGCGTCTCCGCAGGGCTGAACCAGCCATCAAGACCATTCCGCTCGAGGCCCACAACCTCACCGCGGACGGGCCACGGATTCAGTTGTGGGCCATCGACGAACGTGAGGACCTCAGCTGGCCGAGCCACTGGTTGCACAGTCACTCGCATGCGTTCTCCCTCACCTCAGGTGTTCAGCGATTACCCGTGCCGCGACTAGCGGATCGGGGTTGTGCACGTCGATCTGCACGGGCCGCGTATCTGCCCCGCCGCCCGGAGCATCTGACGACGACCCCGCAGATGCGGACGACGCGCCACGCGATGTTACGGCCGCCGACACATCAGCTGAAACAGATGACATGGCGGACTGCGCCTTCGTCGAAGCGCTTCTGGCCATGTTGACCAGTGCCGCACCGAAGGCCGGACCCTCATCATCGACACCGCCAACGGCGCCCTCCACGACATGGACACCCGCCTTGCGCATGAGGCGCGAAGGCGACTTGATGCCGAAGAAGTCCTTGAACCCCTTGAACGCCGCACCAGCCAACTTGACGATCGCGCTGACAAGTGAGCCCACCATCGAGCCAAGGCCCTTGATGATGCCCATCACGATCTGCACACCGAGGTCGAGCCAGTTCACACCGACGAGACCGTTCCAGATCGCCGAGATGATCTGGGGCAGCATCGCGATGATCTGCGGAATCGCTTTCACGAGCCCGACGATCAGCGAGACGATCAGCTGGATTCCAGCCTCGACAAGCTTCGGCAGCATCTTCAGCAGCCCGACTACGAGCTGAAGCACGAGGTTTATCGCCGCCGTGATCAGCTGCGGCAGGGCGCCGATAAGGCCGGTCACCAGCGACAACAGAAGCTGAATGCCAGCCTCGATGATCAGCGGCAGATTCTCGATGATTGCACCGAGTAGGCCCATCACCAGATCAAGCGCTGCGGTCAGGAGCTGAGGCAGTGCCCCGACGATTCCCAGCACCAGCGCCATGAGCAGCTGGATGCCGCCCTCGATGATCATCGGCAGTGCGCCGATGATCGCCGTGAGAAGCCCGGTGACGAGTTGCAGCGCCGCTGTGATCAGAAGCGGGATCGCAGTGACGATGCCCTCAATGAGCGCCGTGACCAGAGCGATCGCGCCCTGGACGATCATCGGCAGGTTAGCGACGATCGCGGTGATCAGACCCTGCACCAGAGTGAGCGCCCCAGTGGCGATCACCGGGATCGCTGTGACGAGTCCTTGTACAAGCACGCCGACGATCTGCACACCAGCCAACAGAAGCGCCGGTATCTGCGCGAGGATCGCTGAGACGATCTGAGGCACGAACGTCGCAACCTGGGAAACGAGCCCGGGAAGGGCTGCAACCACGCTTGTGACGATGCCGGTAAGGCTCGACACGAGCCCTTCCGCGTCACCACCGGTGAGCGCGAATCCAGCGAACGCAGCCGCCACGATCCCCAGCGGAGACGCCAACAGACCGAGCGCACCACCGAGCCCCGGGAGCAAAGCACCCAGCGGCCCGAGACGCGCGAGAATCGACGCCAAACCACCAGCACCGAGCGCGGCCATGACGCCGCCCAGCGGGCCAGCAACGCCCATCAGATTTTCAAGACCGGTGCCGACCAGGCCGGTTCCTTCACCGATGCGGTTGAAGAAGCCAGTGATTCGGTCGAGGGCCGGACCGAGAAGCGTGTCGAGCTTCGAGCCGAGGCCAGCAGCCTTCTCCTCGAGCGGAGCCATCGCCTTCGTCACCGCTTGAATCAGCGGGGCGACGCGGGCGAAGAGCCCGTACATCTCGCCGGTCTCTTTATTGATCCCGCCGAAGATGTTGGCGCCCGAACGCCCGAGCGACGCGAGCATGTTCTTCCACGCGCCCGGGACGGTCCCGCCGATCTCCTGCGCAACCGTGCCCGCCGCCGCCTCAGCAGCTTTCGAGAAGGTCTTGAAGTCGACCTCGCCCTGAGAGGCCAGATTGAAGACCTCGCCGGCAGTGACACCCATCTGCTTGGCAAGAGCCTGATAGATCGGGATGCCCTTGTCAGCGAGCTGGCTGATGACGTCGTTCTGGACGCCGTTCGCCTGTGTGGCCGCCTTGTTGAAGATCGAGCCCATGTCTTCCATGGACGTGCCCGCAGCGGAGGCGTTGTTCGCGATCGACTTCAGGTGCTTTTGCAGCGCATCGCCTGGCTTGATGCCAGCGGCGACTGCGGAAGCCGCGACCGTTGCCGCCTCACCGAGGCCGAAGCTTGTGCCACGCACCGAAGCGGTGGCGTCCTGCATGATCTTCGCGACGGTCTTACCGTCGTTGCCGAGACCGGTGAGCTTCGCTCGAGCGGTGTCGATCGCGGTCAAGCGGGACAGACCCGAACCGAGCGCGACGCCGATAGCCGCAGTCGCAGCCGCTACACCAGCAGTCGCGGTGTTCTTGAGTCCAGCACCAAGCGCCTGCCCGGCAGCAGAGCCAGCACGTTGCGCGGCCGAGACGACTGACTGGAATCCAGACGCTGCCGCCGAGCCCAGGCTCGAAACACCGGAGCCGAACGACGAGACCAGGCGGGCCGCAGCCGGGCCACCAACAGCGCCGATTTTCGAGAACATCGAAGTGACCTGCGTGGTCACCGGGCTCAGGAAAGACGAGACCTGCGAGCCGAGCTTCACGAACGGGGATGCAATGAGCTTCCCCGCGTTGACTGCAACGGTTCCGATGGGCGCGAGCTTCGCAGCGACAGCGGAACCAAAGTTGCCGAGCGCCTGTACGGGACGCTGGAACGCCCGGGCGAGCCCACCGCCGATCATCGTCGCTAGGGACGTGAACGACGTATAGCCCTGCTGTGCCGTCAGCTTCAGCAGCCGCCCGAAGTGAGTCACCCCGGACACATCCGAGATCGCCCTCAGGACGCCGCCGATTGATCCGGCGACACCGCTAAAACTCGACTCCGCAGCGTTCGCGTTCCTGAAACCATCGCGGAAGCCGGAGGCCATTTGTCGCAGTCCACCCGCTGAACGCACAGCGGACTCGGCCATTTGAGCAGTCGCGCTGTTCACAGCGTCCTGCGCGGCCTTCAGACGGAGCGACGCAGCAGCGACGGCATCCGTCGCCACCCCGTGCACCCGTCGAGCCGCAGCAAGCCGCTCCTCGGCCGCCACAGCTTGCGAGGACCCTGCTCCCGACTTGGCGATCGCCTCTTGCAGGCGCACCTCGGCGACGCGCACCTTGCCCGCATCGTCCTGCTGGCGCAGACGAGCCTTCGACAACGCCGCAGACGCGGAGGCAACCTGACCGTTCAGCTTGCCGAGCTCCGCCGCACCAAGGTCACCAGCAGCCGACGACATCGCCGACTTCAGATCCTTGCCGAGAGCACGACCGGCTTTCACGCCGGCGCCCTTGAACCCGCCCTCGAACGACTTGGCGCCCGCGGCGCCCGCATCCTTGGTGCCTTTGGTGACACGGGCTTTGAAGCCTGGCATCACCGGGAAAATGCTGATGTGACCGGAGCCGACCTCGGATGACATAACGCCTCCTGACTAGCTGAAGACGATGCCGCCCTCAAGTTCAGCGGTAGCCGTAGCGACCTCATCTGGTGTTGCCTGCGGTTCACGCTGGCGCGGGTTTTTCATCACCCAGGGCATAACTTTGTTCGCGGCCTTCTGGTCGCCGATCTGAGCCATCAAAGAGAGCAGAGCCAGCATCGACGCCGGATATGCCCAACCCGCGAGCTTCGCGCCGAGCGCTGTCCCGGGGTCGGCGGCGTACTGCTCGATGAGCAGGATCGCCTCACCCCATGAGACTGCGCCACCCAGATCCGAGAGCCCCACAGAAGCTTCGTCACGCAGCGTGCGTGCGACAACTCCGCGGTGCTCCCGGATGAACTGAGCGGCGCTTAGGATTCCGGGACTGACGCACCCGCGATGCGAGAGAAGACCGAGAAGAACTTCTCTGCCATCGCGATCGTCTCCGTCATGTTGTGGCGAGTGAATTCCTTCACGGACTCTTCGCCGCCCATGGTCTTCAGTAGTTCCTTCACCTGGTCAACCGGGTTCTGGAAGTCGTCGGTCAGCTGGTCGATGTCGTCGAGGCTGATCGACAGCGGGAGCTTGACGATCACACCGTCCTCAAACCGCCCGACAAAGGTCTTCTCGACGATGATGTATTTAATTTGGGGGGCGAGAGCGGCGAGTGCCTTCTCTTCGTCGGCCTCCGACCAATTGTCGAAGTCGTACTCGGGTTCCGCCGCAGCGGTCTTGGTTGTGGTGCGTGCAGCCATGCTGGCTCTCCAATCGGATTACGGGTTCGGGTTAGGGACTGGCCGGCGCGACCCGATGACACCCCGGCCAGTCGTCTTTGCTAGCCGGCGGCCGGGAGAGAACCGGGGACGCCGTGCCAGTGCCAGAACGGCGCGTCGTTGAACAGTGGGTCTTCTTGCCACGTGAAGGTCACGTTCGAGCCCTTCACTGATCCGCGCTCAGCCTGGTCGGGCTCTACCGCTGTCACCGACGCGACGCCGAGGTCGCGGTCTTCCGTGCCATTGCGATACTTCGTGACCACGAGGAGGATGAAACGGTTATCGGGCAGCGAGGAGGAAACCTCGATGACCCCGTTCTCGTCAGGTTCCTTACCCTCAGTGAGCTGAAGCACAGCTGCGTTGTTCTCAGCGAGACCGATCACGACAGTTCGGGTGCCGTCACCCGCGAGCGTGTATCCCTTCTGGAAGAACTCGAGCGCGTCCCCGGACTCACGGCTTGCCGCCGGGCCGCCGTCCTGCTTGTACAGCCCGAGGCGCTTGAACGCCGCAGGCAGGACGAGAGGGCTGGCGCCGAGGTCGGCCTTCTCGATGACGTTGGCTTCAAGCAGCGGCGCGAATGCAGCCAGTCCGGTAATTGGGACGCTTACGGCGTCGAGGTCATTGCCCTGCTGGTCAGCAGTCATGAGTGTTTACTCCTTCTCCCGCTGAGCGGGTCTTGTTGGATGGTTGGCTCACCAAGAGCCGGTGACGACGTACTGCGCCGTCAGGTACTGGCGGGAGACGTCGAGCGATTCGGTCACAGCAGCCGGGGCGTTACACCCTGACCACTCGACCGAAGCAATGGGGGTGCCAGCGACGAGTGGGAGTTCGTCGTCGTGCAGGATCGACGCGAGCCAGAGAGCGAGATCACGCGCGGGCTTGACGTTCTGCTTCGATCCGGCGAGCACGGAACCGCCGACAGACATGTCGTAGGTGACGTGGGACAGACGTGAACCAGGATCGACACGGATCACGATCAGCGGCTTCTTCAGCGGGATCGAGAGTGTGGGCGGTTCCTTGCTGTCGACGTCCACGATCTTGTTCTCGCGGGCGGCCAGCGTGCGCACAAACCCGGTGAGCCAAAGCTCCAAGTCGGGAGCCGTGACCCTCACTGCTTCGCCGCTTTCAGCGAGCGAGCGAGGTTGCCGGTCTTGGACTCGATGAGCATCGTCTTTTCGTCATCACCGACGACACGAGTGGTGCGCCGATAGCGCGACTCGTGGTGCTCGATGTGAAGGCCGCGCTGGTAGTCGGCGGTGTCGACCGGTGCGTTCGTCTTCGCGTTCGCAAGGGCGCGATTGCCCGCAGCGTCGGTGAGCGCCTCGACCTTGGGCTGACGCAGCACGGTCTCAAAAAATTGGGGATTGAAGTCCACGGAGGTGTCGCCGCTGCGAGCCATGGTGCTCCTTCCAGTCAGCCGACGTATCGGGTCAGCGGGATCTCCCGCCGCGCCACTCGTTTCGTGTACGGGTTGACGTCCGCCGCAGGAGGGACGCCGTCGATGGAGTAGGTCGGGTCCTCGTCGGTCTCGCCGTCGCGGATCCTGTCACCCTTCTGGATGTCGAACTGGCCCTCGCAGAACAGCGACTTCGCCTCGAGCGCCTGTTCACGGGTCGCGCTGCTCAGCATCGACGTCGAAGTCTGAGCAATGAAGCAACGTGGGATCGGTTCCACCGTCATGTTGGCCCAGTCACCCGGGACCTGCTTCTCGGAATACGGATCCGTGATAAGGCCCGCACGCAACCGGTAGACCGTTTGACCGAAGCTCATCGGTACGTCTCCGGCCAGAGAATCGAGATCGGCCGCTCGTTTGGGAAGCTGCCAAGTGGTTGCCCCCCAGACGATGCCGCCGCGCACAGCGCACGGAGCGCCGCTCTCGGGTCGCCGTCGAAAGCCGACCGCACAACCCACTCCACTGCGCCAGGCCCGGTGCGCTCGGACTTCACGTTTCTGGAACCGCGGTCCTCGGCCTCGCGGTACACCCGCTTCAGGATCGCGAGAGCGTCCTTCTGATCCTCGGAGCCATCCGCGAACGAGCGGATGCAGGGGGCGATGGAACGAGCCATGATGAGTACCTCGCGTGCGAGATCCTCATCGGCACCAACCTTGTCTGGTGTGATCACTCCACCGCCCCCTTCTCGTTACTTCTTTGTCGCCGCGGCGATCGCGGCTACCTTCTCGGCTTTGTTTTTGGCGCCACCGAGGTCGATCCCGAGATCAGCCGCGAACTTGTCGAGCTGCTTCCCGGACCATTCCTCGGACGGGTCACCCGTCGGGAGGGTGATTTCCTCGGACTCGGCAGCCTCTACGGCGACTTCCTCAATGAGCCCGCGGTCGACCAGCCTCTTGAGCTGTTCCTCCGCGACCCCTTCAGGGACGACGCCACCACGCTGGATGAACGCCGCGACACGGTTGCCCGAGAGCGAGCCGATCGAGACCTTCACGACGGCTGCGGTTGCGATGTGCTGGGTCATGCTCAGGCCTCCGTTCCGGTGAGGTAGAACGCGGCGAGCGGATCGGTGACGATCGGCACGTGAACGTTGCGAGCCTGAAGGCGGGTCTTCTCAGCCTTCGCCTCGCGGATCGCCGCAATCTCCACACCCGTGTCGCCGCCCACGGGCTGCATCTCGGGGGTGGGGATCTGCTCGCGAGCGATCCCGCCAAGCCGGCGCCGGTCAAGGAACAACGGGTCCGGGATGTCGTCGCCGTCATCCGGGAGCCAGGTGAGCCCGGCGATCGTCGGGAACTCGTCGGTCAGAGCCTGACCGCTGTCCTTCGGCAGGATCTCGAGCAACTCCGGGATGACCTCGGCGTACAGCTCGCCGGGGAGAACGACCGTGTCGATCGCATACCCGAGCTTCTGCTTCCGAACGCGAGCCTTCACGCGCAGCGCGTCCTTGTAGATCTGCTTTGCGTTGGTCCACGCACCACCGGCGGCGAGCGTGTTCGTGATCGACGAGGCGATGGCGCCGAGGGCGGCATCGTTCGCCGAGAACACGAGCTCGGTCTGAAGGAAGGTGAACGCGTCGTCGATCGGAGAACGCAGGAGACGTCCGATCTGCTCGTCGGTGACCTCGGTCGCGAGGCCTTCCTTCATTGCGGAGTAGAACTCGTACTCCTCGGCCGACATGGGCGTGAGCTTGTACTCAGCGCCCGGGGCGACGATCTCCGCGCCGCGCTGGGCTCGGATGACCTCGTTGATGGGGACGCCGATGGCGCCGCCCGTGATGGTGAAACGCTTCTGCAACAGGAACAGTCCGAGGAACTGTTGCGCCGACAGAATCTCCGCGAAGCGGCGAGCGACGAGTGTCGGGTTCTTGAGGAACGCGAGGAGGTCAGCTGCCGAGACATTGGCGAGCTGGCTCGGGGTCAGGGGGTAGGTCTGCATCGTGCTCTCCTTTCTTAGAGCTGGATGGCGCGCACGAGCGCACCATCCGTGGCGGACGTGAGGGCGAGGAAGATCGCGGTGCCGGCTGCGAGCGTGCGCACGCCTCCGGATGCGGCCGCCTCGAGCTGTGCGCCGCGGGTGATTGCACCGACGGCTTTCAGCTCATGGATGGGCTTGCCGACCTCGACGGTCAGCTTGTCGCCGACAGCAGCGTCGTGGCCGGCTACGCCGACGTACTTCGCGGATGCCGCAGCCGCAGGCGCGACCGACATATCGGCGGTGGCACTGACCTCGACGGCCTGACCTGCGGTGACCGCGGTCGTGACGCCGAAGGTAACAGTGTCACCGGGTCGGAACAGGGGCAGGTAACTCTTGTGCATGGCCTAGGCCTCCTTCTTCTCGGCGCCAAAGATGGAGCCGTAGAGAGCGTCGTCCGCGCTGGCCAGGGTGTCGGAATGACCGACCTCCTCAACCGGAACGGTGCTGTTCTTCGGGAAGGACTCGAGCAGCGACTTGATGCCGTCCTCGTCCTTGTCGAGCTGCGCACGCCACGAGTCCTTCGACGAGGCAGCAATGCGACCCTCGGTCAGCGCCTGCGTCACGATCGCGTCGCGGCGAGCCTTGTCCTGAGCGGCAAGCGCTTTGACTCCGGCCTGCGCGTTCGACTGGAGCTGTGCGAGCACAGCAGAGTCGACGACGACAGCGCCCTCAGGGATGGAAGCGGCCGAAGCCGCAGGTGTGTCGGACTGCTCCGTGAGTGCCTCGTCGAGTGCTGCAAGCAGCGTCTCTTCGTTGGCAGCGGCATCGGTCACGCCGAGCCGCTCGCGGAGGCCAGCCTTCAGGGTGTCACTCATCGCGACTGTTTCCTTTCGGTTGGGTTCACCCGGCTCGGACGAGCTCGGGAGTCTGTTGAGCGCGGCGGCCGCAGCCCGGCCACGCAGGTGCACGACTTGGGCGACAGCGTCGTCCTCGTCGTCCGGGACGGTGATCAAAGTGATCTCGTCTTCAGTGCCGACCGTCACGGCTTCGCCAGCATCAGGGATGACACTGACGCGATCCGCGAGACCGAGCTCAACGGCCTCGGCGGCTGTCAACCATGTGTCATCGGCGAGGAGAGTCGCCCAGTCTTTCTCGCCTGCCTTGGCGGTGTAGAGCTCGACCATGGACGCTTCGAGACCGTCGAGGACGTCTGCATGCTTTCGCATGTCGCGCGAATTTCCGACCTCGATACCCCACGGAGAGTGGATCATCATCTGAGTGCCGGGAGACATGACCGCCTCGTCGCACCCAGCGGTGATGAAAGAAGCAGCTGAGGCAGCGAGACCATCGACGACCGCAGTCACCGAGGCGCGATGCGCGCGGAACATGTTGAGAATTGAGACTGCCTCGAATACCTCACCGCCCGGAGAGTTGATCCGGAGGATGATCTGGGAGACGGACTCGGGTAGTGCGTCGAGCACACGACCGACGTCTTCCGTCGAGATACCCCACCATCCGCCCCACGAGTCGATGGGACCGTACATGCGGATCGTCGCGACGCTTCCCTCACCGACGGGTGCTGGCATCGTCACAGCGTTGAAGAACTCGACCTTCGACTTCGGCAACGGCTTCTCGCCCCAGAAGCGGTTCGCGCCCTTGGCATTCATTTTCATGCGGCCTCCTCAGGCTCGGTAGTTGGGATGCGGCTGACCTCCGGACCATCACCGGTCAGCCAGTCGGCGCCGGCGCGGCGGATCAGCTCGCGCACTTCCTCCTGCCGCAGCGGCGGCTTGTCCGTTGCGAGGTAGCCCTTCTGGGCAGTCGCCGCTGCGTTCAGCGCGCGCTCGGCATCCGTGGTGGTGCCGCTCTCGTTATCGGCGGCAGCTTCCTTGACTGGCAGGCCGTACTTTGCCCGGAGGAACTGTTCGAGCTGCGGATCGTTCGACAGAGCGCCACAGTCGAGGAGCATCTTGATTGCCTCCGCTGTCACCGGCTGCTGCTCGCCGATCGCTGTAGCAACCAAACGGGGCGCAGGCTCGGTCTCGCCCCAGTTGAGGTCAACGAGGTCTTCGATCACGTGCTGGTTCACAACATCTTCGACCTGCTGGGCGATCGCGTTCAGCGAGTCGGTGAAGAAGTTCGCGAACGTGGACCCGAGCGCCCAGGAACCTGTTTCGGTTCCGAGGTTCAGGAAGTGCGCCAGCACGGCGCGAGCGATCTGCTCGTCGTAGTACCGGATCGGTTTCTCGGTGTCAGGCAGCTTGCCGTTGACACCGACGAGGTCGAACTTCGCACCGAATGGCAGCGAGACGCCCGACGTCTCGCCTGCGCGAGCGCCCTTCGCGATCGCGAGCCCGTTCTTGATCTGCTCGTCGAGCCACTTCACGGCGTCCTCGAACGAGGCGCTCTCGGGCGGTTCCGCGCTTGTGTACACCGGAAGACCGAGCCCGTTGCGCTCCGCCACCAACGCTTGGATGCGGAGAAGGCGATCCTTCAGCAGCGCCATCTTGTACGCCGACCGCAACAGCGACTCGCCGATCCAGTTCGCGCCTTCGCGCTCGTTGACAAACGCAACCAGCCTGTCGACTGGGATCTTTACGTCCGACTTGCCGAGTGTGCCCTTCTGCTTGATCGCGACCAGGCCACCGTCAGGGGCAACCTCAATGTCAGAGATCGTGCGCGGGGGACGCCAAGCCAGCTTCGACAGATGCGTCGCGCCGGACGACTGGTCGTAGACCTGCTCGAAGAATGAGTGTCCGTAGACCAGCTCGAGCAACGCGAGGCGCAGGAACTCTTTGAATGAGAACCGACCCTTCGTGCGTAGCGGGGCAACGAAAGGTTCACCCTTCACCGGCAGACCGAGATCAGCAGCGATGTGCGCAACGACCTCGGGGCGGCAGCCCGACCCATCGATCACCCACTCCGTCCGCTGGATCGGCAGCGTCACAGCCCGCAACACGGACTTAACCTGAGGGTCTTCCCGCCGCATCCGGTCGAACACATCGATCGACTTCGGCCATTGCAGGTCCGGGTTCGACTCGTGCGCGTAGTCTGCGGTCAGGCTTCCCCATCCACCGACACTCTTGTCCGCCTGGTATCCAATCTCGGTCAAGGCGGCCTCCTAGGTCAGAACCCCACTGTCGCGAGATTCACTTCGTTCGTGGCGACGTCGTCGCGCGTAAGAACCGCCGCCGATGGCGGAGGTGGAGTTTCCTTTGGCGGGGACGCCTCAGATTTGAGGACACCCCACAGCGCCCACGTCACGGCTTGAGCCATGGTGATCGGCTTCGACGGATCAGACTGCTCCCACGTGACGCCAGCACGACCAAGCGGCCGCGTCGTCGCAAGCTCAAGCGACCTCGTCACTTCCTCCTGCGGACGGTGCGGAACCAGCCCCGCGTTTACGTGCTCGATGAACAGCGTGTGTGCCGCGGCAATCTCGTCGAGGTTCATCGCCAGATACTTGATCCCGGCTGCGTCCAACGACCCGATTACGGCCGCAGCGTTCTTCGCGTCCAGCACAACAAGCGCGTTGCCGTACTGCGCCTTGTACGCTTTCAGCTTCGCTGCAATCCATCGAGTGCCGGACTCCGTGTGGAGGTGCTCGACAGCGATGTGATCGGAGTCGACGCGGACGGCCGCCCCGATGGTGCCGTACCCGCCACCGCGTCCGAGGGCCAGGGTGAGTACGACGCCGTCGCCTGATACCGCAGCGTCCTCACGGGAATGACGCTTCCACGCCTCGATGTCGAGTTCGGAGAGCTTGACCGTGGCAGCTTGCTTGCGCCGCGGCCAGATCGAAAGACGCTGACGCGCGAACGCTTCGGGGTTCGTCTGGCCCATACGGTCCCAGTCGTCCTGAATCGTCTTCAGCGCCAGACGGATGCCAAGGCCGGGGTTTGCTTCGCGCCAGACCTGCAAGCTACCCAGATCGATGTTCTTCAGTGCGTCCGGGTCGTCGGACCCGACCGGCGTGTGCTCGATCCATCCGGTGCGCTCGAAACCACCCTTGCGGCCACGGTCTCGTAGCCCCTCGAAGTATTCTCCATCTTGGTCTTCCTTGGGCACCGTGCCGGTGAAGAGGACCTGCTTGTTCGGGCTCGCGTCCGTCGCAGGAAGCAGAGCCTCGAGGATGCTCAGCGGCGAGTGTTGCGCCTCATCCACGATGAGGATGTCGAAGGAGATACCGACGCCGGCTGCTCCTGTGCGAGTGAAGAACACGAGGCGGTTGCCGTTCTTCAGCTCGATTGCCCAGTTGCCGTTGCCGGTCGAGATGCCGGTGACACCTTGAGCTGTTTGCTTCCCGCCGCCAACCAACTCGGCGCGGAGCACCGGGGATGCCAGAATCGCGCGGCGAGCGCGTCGGAATGCTTCACGCGCTGTCGCGCCTTCGTGCGCGGTGTGCCCAATGAGCTTCGGAGCGCCATCCTCACGCGGCCACTGGTAAAGGTGCGCCAGCTCGTAGGGCAGTAGAATGTTGCCCTTGCCCTGCTGCCGCGAAACCAGCTCGCCAAACTCGGTTGCTGCCCACTGACCCTCAGCATCGATCGAAGCGATCGCCTCGAGGCTGCCCTCCTGCCACGGATCACAACGGATATTCGCGAGGTCAGCGATATCGAGAATGTCATCAATGAGTGAATCGACACGGCTAAGAGGCAGCGCCCTGACTCTGGGCTCTTGAAGCCCGAGCAGCTCTGGCTTCGGCGAGTTGCTCTGCAAGGCTCAACTCCTTTGCCGGTTTACCCGGACCGTTCACAGCCTCAACAGCCGAACGGAACTCGCGCGCGATCGGCGCCAGCTTCGTCGGATCAGCCGCCGCGACCTTCACGAACGCCGTGCGGAGCGTTTTCACGATCAGGTCCATGTCGTCGGTCGATGAATCCACGGGAGGCTCAGGGGTGTCATCGGTCGGTACGGGAGGAACGGGAGGAACTGCCGGGGAACGACGAGACAAACGGCGGGCCTCCGCGTGCGCTTCCTTGCACGCATCGTCCGGGTCAACACCGTCCCGGAGGTGTCGGCGGTACGCAGCATCAGTGCCGCACGGCGACTTCGGCTTACCCATCTCCACCACCCCCTTTCAAATCCCCCACATTCGTAAATCACCCACGGAGAGAAGCGCCACGACCGCGCGGGAGGTGGGCAGTGACCGGGCATCGCTGGATTTTTCAGCGATCCCGGTGCGGTGTGGTCAGCGGTCGAGATGAAGGCGGTCGATGTCGTATGTGTCTACCTGCTGTTCGATCTCGTCGGCGGCTTCCCGGAGTGCGCGAGCGATTGAGGCACGCACTGTTCCCGTGGTGGGGTGGACGGTGGCGCTGCTCGCTCCGATGGGCCGTGGCTCACCCGTGATGCTGAGCTGCATGTCGGTGATGACGGAGGCGATCTCTCGGGCTGGCTTGCCTGCACTGATGGTGATCAGCATGGGCACGGTTACGGTACCTACCTCGACAGCCATGTCAGTTCCTCTCGCTCGTGTTCATACGGGTATGAGCCGCCAGCACTCATCTGCACGATGTCCGCAGTCAACACACAGGTCTCGCGGTAGGCGATCGCGGATGACGGCCACGGCGGTCGCGCAGACGTTGAACGCGTCGGGGGTGCAACCGGTGACTCGGTGGGTGACTATGAGCGAGCAGGGGGCGACGCCCTCGTGCCCGTACTCGCATGGGCTCTCGTCGTCGAGGATGCTCTCGTTGAGGCTCTCGGTCGGTGCGGTGGTCGCCATCAGCGGGCAGCGCTCATGACGAGTGCCGGGCTTGCGTGCCCCATGAGTGCCTGGCGTTCGTCGGCTGTGAGGCCGTCGGCTTCGATGATGTTGTCGGCGGTCATGCCGTGCGCGGCGTGTGGGCTGCGTGGTGTGACGATGGCCACCGGTTCGATGCCGAGAGCGGTCGCGTGCTCGCTGCCAAGTGCCTTGGTCGGGGCGAGGATGATGATGCGCTGGTTCGGATCAGGCGCGACATCTACCGTCTCCGGTGCCTCAGGCTGCCCTGCCTCGAGCGGGGTGGTGTCCGGGGTGCCGTCTGCGATGACGACGTCTACGCGTGCGGATACGCTCACGGTCCTATCTCCAGAGTGCATGCGGTGAGGATTGCACCGACTGCGCCGACGTTGCGAGCCATCGTGTCAGCCTCGTCTTGAGTGAGTTCGGATGTCTTGAGCACCACGTGCTGATCGAAGGACGTGACTTCCTCGGTGTCGACCTGGTCGATGACGATGGCGAACGGGGTCTTGCTAACCTCACCGACGTGCTCCATCGGGAGTTCGAGGATTCGAATTCGTGCCATGGTGTGCTCCTTCGGGTTAGGTGGATGCCGGGCCGCGTTCTACGACCCCTCGCGAGTAGGCCGATGCCAGCCGCCAGCACTTGCCCGGCATCCGGTCTAGGTCGCTGCCCATATCTCGACGGGTGCGTGGTTGCTCTTGCGGCTGTTGCACGTGAGGTGCATTGGCACGAGGTGTCCGAGTAGGTGGCCGCCGTTGTCGAGTGCGTCGTCGTGGTCGGCGGTGAAGCTCATGCGGTCACCGGCCGGGATCGTCGTGTCGATGGGTTCGCCACACCCCCACCCGTGAGTGGACCCGAACCCGCAGGGCAGGTTCTCGCGAGCTGTGCGTCTCTTTAGGGCTGCCTGCATGCGGCGGTACGCACGGTGACCTTTGCCGTCCCGTGTGCGTTTGGCCGTCACCAGTGATCGCCCCCAATACGAGTGACTTCTCGAACCGCAACAACGGCGGCTCGGTGCTCCTCGGAGCGTCGTTAGTACGCTGTCCTCATGTCCAACGCTGCCTTCGAACTGTCCGACCTACTACTTGAGTGGAATCGCGTTCCTCATGGAACTGTTCCGGAAGTGAGACGGGGAGGGTCTCGGCCGCCGAGCGAGGCGTTTTGGCGGGACCAGATGAGAGCGGTCGAACTTTTGCGGCAAGTGGACGATGTGATCCAATCCCTCCGAATGCAGGGCAAACGCTATGCGCACTATGAGGCACTCTTCGCCGAATGGGCAGGAGCCGTATTCAGTTACCAGACGCCATGGCAGGGTGACTCTGGTAACCGAACGGCTCTGGCTGAATCGACGATCCATACGCTCACAGCCCTCGGCAACTACATCGAGGACATGCCAGCGCTGTCAGCATTGGATGGCGACCAACAGGTGAGCCTGTCCGCCGCAATTCGGGAAATCATCGATCTGCTAGATGACGAAAGTCTTGAGCTTGACCCTGCTGTGCGCCGGTACGTGTTCGAGCTGATCGCCACAATTCAGCGTTTGTTATCGGAATACAGCGTCCTCGGGAGAGCTGAACTCCTGGCCAGCATCCATGAGCTATTCGGGTACTTAACGATTCTTGCGGCTGACCTCGAGGCGAGCGAGGAGACTAAGGGCTTTGGTGAGCGGTTGAAAGAGCGTGCTTGGAACCTCGTCCCATATACGCAGTTCGCTGTGAAGTATGGAATGAAGGCCCTAGGCTTTGCTGCGGACCTGAAGGAACTGGGGTCGTAAGTAGGACGCCGTGCACTATTTCCGGGATGGAGCCCGTGCGGGTGGGCCAAGCCTCGTATGTTGCCTGCCTGACGACCGATGGTCGTCTTTATCAGCAGTATGTGATGTGCTCGTTGTCTTGCCCCGGTGAGCTACCGGCACGAAGGCTCCCAGCCTTGCAAGTTGGTTGCCAGCGCGCCCCGTTTGATTACGTTGCAAGCTCCGACCCGAACCGCCGGGACGTTCGCGGCGATTGAGGTGATGGCCTGTCGGTGGGTCGCATGTGATGAGCGGCTGGCAAGTCGTGGGATGACAAAAGCCCCAGGCCGGTGTGGGGAGGTCAGGGGCTTTTGCGCTGGAAGTGGCGGTAACTGACTTAGGCCTTCTTATTCTCTTCTTCGAAGATGATCACGACGGAGATTTGGAGGAGCGTTTGCACTACGACGAAGAGTTCCGCAATCGCGTAGAAGAGAGCGATGAGTCCGAGTGCGAGGCCCACCCCGTGGCTTGGGCTCATCGCGGATGGAGCGATCGGCAGCTCGCCACCGAGAACGCTTGCGGCAACACAGACAAGGATGAGGAGCAACTGCGCAAGAGCTGCCCACAGAATTGCGAAGAACAGCTCGCTCAGTTGGCTTTTGTTCGCGTGGGAAGTGCTTGGCAGACGTGCCCACGTCTTCAGCC